TTTAATTAGGGACCACAACGGTTATAGAGATTTTGATATATATATGGCTTCTTTAAGCGATGCGTTATCAACATCAACTACAAGCTATGTTTTAAATGTTTGGGGTATAAATATTAAAGATAGCTTGGGAATAAATAATGCAGGTATTCCAATCAATAAACAAGCGTATAATGTTACAATATCTTGGAGTAATAATATTCCAACCGTGTCAACAATAAGCAAAAGTGGTTCTTATGGTGGAACAGTAATACCAATTAACGGGTACAATACTGCTTGGACACCATCAACAAATTATTCTCCAGTACATAAAAAATATGTAGATGACGCTATTGCAAGTATTCCAAGTGGTGGTGGAGATAGTATATATTTAGGATATCTAAATGATTTTACTTCTTCAAATAGATTAGATTTAACAAATCTTGAAACAGGCTTGTATATAATAAAAGTTCCTAATCTTTCAGATTGGACTTCAACCAAATTATATTGCAAAGCTGATAATAATGGAACTGATATACTTGGAGATTTTACTTTTTATAATGGAACAGGAACAATAGCATATAATTATTTGATTTTAAATATAACTAATAAAATATCTGATATGACTATAACTTCTAGTGCAACTCAATTTGGAAGATTATGTTTTATAAGTATTGATAGTCAAGGAACATTAAGATATCAGATTGATACATTAAGAATTAAAACAACAGGTATGAATTATAATTCTGATACTTCAACTGTTTATGGTAAAGATATGACAACATATACAGGTTATGACGCAACAAAGACACAAACATTAAAGAATGTAAATGGAACATTAACTTGGGTAGATGATTAAAAGAACACCAATTATGGTGTTTTTTATTTACAAAAAAATAAAAGTATAGTATTATAGTCGCTTGATTGGGGTGAATGGATGAAAACAATGGAGTTTTATTACGATTATACAAAAGAAGCATATAATTACATTATGGCAAGTAATATTTTGAGAAATAGAGATAAAAAGATTCTTAGAGCATTAGTTGAAGGTAAGAAAACTAAAGAAATAGCATACGATAACAAATGTTCTTATAGAACTATATGTAGCAGAAGAAAAGAAATTTTTGAAAAGACAAAATGCTTGATGGATTATACTCTTGAAGATGGAGATATTGAAGAGTATTATTTGAAACACCAAAAAAGAAATTTGAAGGTAACTAATTCAGATAATCTTAAAGTGGTAAAAGAAGAAACTTATTTATTTAAAGTATACCTTTTAACCTTTCCTAACAGCAAAGTTTATGTAGGAATAACAAGTAGAGAAGAAAACAAAAGGTGGAAAGAAGGAATTGGTTACGCAGATAACGAATCAATGTATAATGATATATTGAAGTATGGTTGGTTAAATATAAAGAAAAACATACTCTATAAAGATTTAACATTTGAAGAAGCGAGAGATAAAGAAAAAGAATTAATTATAAATTATAAAAGCCATTTGAAAAAATATGGATATAACAAAAATTTTTAATGGAGGTGCAATTTGAAACTAATACAATATACATATAATTATGAACCTGAAATGTATAAATACATTCTATCTTCTAATATTTTAAATAAGAAGAAGAATGAACACAAAATATTTAAGGCTTTAGTAGATGGCTATTCGTGTAAAGAAATAGGCGATAAGATTCATTATAGCGAAAGAACCATACAAAATAGAAGAAAAGATATTTATTTTAAGACTAAAAAGTATATGATTTAAAATATACTTTTTTATTTGCTTTAAAAATTACACAAAAATTACACAAATATAAACGAAAAAGTTACACAATTTTGCATTATCTTTGCGTTGTTATTTCTGTTTTTTGTGATACCATACGAACTTGAAAGAGGGATAGTATGTATCAAAAGTTAAAAATAAAACCAATATATGATGATTTTCTTGAAAATGTATCGCTTACTGATGAACAAAAAAAGATACTAGATATGTGGCTAAGCAGGGAAACAATACTTAAAATAAGTATGGAAATAGGTATGAGCGAAAGAACAGTAAATTATGAAATAAAAAAGATAAAAGAATTGTTTTCTGATTATTATAATTTAACTATGTTAAGAGCGTATTTGTTGATGTAAATATTTGCATTTAGGTTGCGTAATTGCAGCCTTTTTTTATTGTAAGCTTTTATTGTAGCAACGAGAAATCGGTGCTATTAGAAGGAGATGTAAATTCGTTATTTTGTTTAAAACACAATTTAATGAAGCTTGCATCTCCATTTTTTATAGGAGGAGATATTATGTATAACAACCCTTACGCTACTATCTATAATTCTCAGGCTAATATAGATAGAATTAATAATCAAATTGCTGAATTAGAAAGATTAAAGAGTCAAATCCCTACGCAGACTATGCAACAACCCGCAAGTCTAACTCAAAACTTTCAATTAGCCCCAAACAATAATTTAAGCGTAATGAGATATTCCGATTCTATTGATGAAGTAGAAAAAAATGTTGTTATAGGCGATACTCCTTTTTTTAGTAAGGATTTAAGCGTAGTATGGATAAAAAATACTAAAGGAGATATAAAAACTTATGAATTAAATGAGATATTGCCTAAAGATAGTAAAGATATTCAAATAGAATATTTACAAGCTCAAATCGAAGAATTGAAAGGAATGATAAGAAATGATGAACTTTCTTCAAATGTTAATGCAGAACAAAATGCAACAAATACCCCAAAATATGATGAGCCAATTAGAACAACAACTAAAAAGACAGAACCCACAAGCGTTCAAAAAGTATCAGGAAGCAAGAAAAAATAATAATCCTAATGACTTATTAAATGAAACAGTAAATAATTTTACTCCACAGCAAAGAAAACAATGGGATAGTATGATGAGTATGTTTAATCAAAAGCAAGGTTAAGAGCCTTGTATGAGGGTGTTTGCTAGGTAAATGCCTTCATATAAAGCTCCTAGCACTTTAAATACAATAGAAAGGAGATTATTATGAACGGAGGAAATGGTATTCAACCAACTGTTGAATTAGCTACTACTAACGGAAATGCTTATCCTTATCCTGTTTATCCTATGATGGGTGGATATGGTAATGGTGGGTTTGGATATGGTGGAGATTGGATTTGGATAATCTTATTATTTGCTTTGTTTGGAGGTTGGGGAAATAACGGAAACGGTGGTTTCTTTGGAAACAACTTTGATGACGGATACGCTTGGCTATCTAATGGGCAAAAAGAAATTATGCAAAATACCAACAATGGATTTAATACTTTACAATTAAGCAACGATATTCAAGATGTTACTAATGGTATTAATTCTTTATCTACACAACTTTGTAACTCAACTTACACAATTAACGACAGCATCAAAGATGGTTTTTATGGTTTAAATACTTCATTCTTAAATTGTTGTTGTGAAAATCGTTTAGGATTAGCTGACCTAAAGTCAACTATCATAAGCGAGAATTGTGCTGATAGAGAAGCATTATCTAATGGAATTAGAGATATAATTTCTAGCCAAACAGCTTCTACACAACGCATATTAGACCAATTATGTCAAGATAAGATTGACGCTAAGAACGAAAAGATTACCGACTTACAAAGAGAAATCTTAATGAAAGATTTACAAGCAAGTCAAGTAGCTCAAACTGCTGACATTAGAGCTAATAATGCTGTTGTAGCAAATCAATTAGTATCTGAACTTCGTAGTTGTCCTATTCCAGCTCAACCAGTATACGGAAACACTCCAATATTTACTTGCAATGGAAATAGTGGATGTGGTTGCACTGGAAACTTCACTACAAGTCAATTTATTTAATAGCATAGAGTAGAATACTACATACCTGAATACAGGAACTTGCTAACATATTCCCTTTATAGGGAAACGTGAGGATAGGCAAGTCTTATCCTCTTTTATTTATGAAAGGAGAAATATATATGATAGAAACAATTATTAATGAACCAGTAGCTTTGCCAAGTAATGCAAGCCCAATAACTTTTGATGAAACAGACATTAGGACAAGATGTGCTACTTGTAATTGCAATGGATGGTTAGATTATTCAAATGGTAATCCTAACTTTAAAATATTTGGAAATGGTTATACAGGTTATTATGACGTAGAATTTAGTGCATCAGTTAGTACAGCAACTGCTGGTGTTGTAGCAATAGGATTATATCAAGATGGCGTTTTAATTCCTGATACAGTTAGAGCAGTAACACTTGCAGCAGCAGATGATTATGAAACAATTTCTTTTGATAAAAAATTAAGAGTCTGCCCTCGTGGAACAACCAATATATCAGTTCAAAGCGTTCCAAGTGTACCTACTCCAACTACGCCTACAACTCCAATATCAACTACTCAAGCAATTATAACTAATGCTACATTTAGCATAAGTAGAATCTAATGAAAAGCCCAGTAGATAATTTATCTTTGGTATTGCAAGCGTTAAGCTTACAAATATTGTTTCAAGACTATAACAATACTGACTTAATGCAAGAACTGCAAAAGCAAGACGCCCAATATTTTGAAGTGATTATAAAAAATCAAGAAGAAATATTGAATATCCTTAAAGAAGGGAGGAAAAATTAATGGAAGATAAAATAACTAAATTTACGGAAAAATACATAGAAGAAATTTTAAAAGAAGATTTGAATAGTAATAACTTAGATAATCTATACAAATTAATTGATATTTATAAAGACGCAAAGGAGGTAGAAAGTATGAATTACGGAAATTATAATGGCTATGGCTATGGTGCTAATTATGGTAACTATGGAAGAGAAAACTATGGTCGAGGCGGTTACGGAAACTATGGCGAATACGGTAATTATGGAAGAAGAGGCGTAGACGCTAGATACCGTGGAGATGAAGAATTAGATAGAATGGCTGGAGAGTATGGAAGATACCAAGAAAGTAGAAACAGATACGGTGCTGGTCAAGAAACTGATAAGAGTTTTCACTATATGGTAAAGTCTTTAGAAGATTTTATTAAGGTATTGGAAGAAGAAGCTGAAACACCTCAACAAAAACAACAACTAATGCAAGCTCTACAAAACTCAATGAGATAATATGTATAAATTTTACAACAATAATAGCTTAGGTTTATTTGAAAACGATTGTACTGTTCGCAGCATATCAACTGCTACAGGAAATAGTTGGGATGATACTTACGAACATTTAAGTAATATAGCAAGATTAAATGGAACTATGATGGATGATAAAGACTTTATTAAAGCTTATCTCGACAAAAGATATTATAGAATAGATGATATACCTAGAACTGTAGGC